GGTCACGTCTTAGAGGTTGGAACCCTTATGGGCAGAACAACTCCGTCTACTCGAATCAGGATCCAACAGAATGATAGATATAACTCTTCTGCAATTTGTCCTTCTAGGACTGGCTACTTATCGTGTAACCCGTTTAGTCACTCGTGACATGGTTACAGCTCCCATACGCAATGCGTTTTGGAAAAAGTTTCCTCCAGAGACCACATACATCGGTTATTTATCCACTTGTGAGTGGTGTTTTAGCTTTTGGATAGGATCAGCCTTCGTACTTTCCGCTATCATTATTCCATCAGTAACCTACATAGTTGCTACCGTTTATGCGGTATCTGCTATTGCAGGACTGTTGACTGCATATGAAGATAAGTAAGACTTCATATTCCGCAACTGAGATGACAAGGAGCTTCCGTGGGCATATTTACTAATGATGACCCAGTCTCATCATCCCCAGAGCCAAAACCTAAAAAGTCTCAGCCGTCAACAATCACAACTGTTTTCACAAACACAGCGCAGTCAGCAACATACTCAACTCCTAGAACTCTTACCGCAGCAGCGGCACAAATTAAAATTAATGACAAGGGTGAATTCGAACAATTTAGAATTCGTCGCTCTTCTGGATCTAGCGCATGGCAAGCAGAAGCTTGGGAGTATTACGATGCAATTGGCGAAATCAAATATGCATTTAATTTAGTTGCATCAGTTGTATCTCGTATCAGAATTTATGCAGCAGTAGTTGATGATCCGTCAGAGACTCCAATCTCTGTACGTCAATCAGAGTTAGTTGATGATCGTCTTGGAGCTGCAGCAGAACGTGCACTTGCACGACTAAACTCTGCATATGGTGGACAAGCAGGTCTCTTACGAGATGCTGCACTCAACCTTTCAGTAGCTGGTGAATGTTATCTAGTTCAAATGCCAGCAAGACCAGCATATAACTTGCCAGAATCTTGGGACATTCGTTCCGTAGATGAAGTAACAACCGATCCTCGTGGCGGTTTCAATGTAATTGGTCGTCGTGAACAATCCACTACATCACAAGGTGGAGTAGATAAGAATTCAAAACTAGGTAAGAACGCATTTGTTGGACGCATGTGGCGTTCACATCCACGTTTCTCTGATGAAGCAGATTCATCACTTCGTGGTTTGTTAGATCTCTGCGCTGAACTTCTTCTCCTCAACAGAACGTTCCGTGCAACTGCACGTTCACGTCTGAATGCAGGTGCTCTTTACTTGCCAGACGGACTTTCTGTTGCTTCACAAGGCGATGGAGATTTCCCTTACGACTCAGAAGATGGCATTGGTCCAAACTTTACTGCTGAAGAAGCAGAGGATGAGTTCGAAGAGCAATTAATGGATGCTATGACAACTCCAATTCGTGATGAAGAGTCTGCTTCCGCTGTTGTTCCACTTATCATTCGTGGTCCTGCAGAACTTGGCGACAAGATTAAGCAGTTTAAGTTCGAGCGTTCATTTGATCCAGCACTAGCCGAGCGTTCTGATCGTGTACTAGAACGTATCTTGCAAGGACTCGATGTACCAAAGGATGTTGTAACTGGTTTGGCAAATGTTAAGTATTCAAATGCAATGCAGATTGATGAGTCACTATATAAGGCACACATTGAGCCTCTTATGTTGCTCATTGCAGATGCATTGACTGTTGTTTATCTTCGTCCATACCTAATTGCAAATGGTTTTGAAGAAGCACAAGTAAACAAAATCGTCGTTTGGTACGACCCATCAGCAATTGCAACTCGTAATGACCGTGCAACAGATGCAGATGCAGGATTTGATCGCATGGCTGTCTCTGCAAACTCTTGGCGCCGTGCTCACGGCTTCTCGGATGCAGATGCACCTACTCCAAAAGAAATTGCGCTAAGACTTCTACAAGAGCGTGGCGTACTTACTCCAGAATTTACAGAAGCAATGCTTTCAGCCGTTGCACCAGAAGTTATTAATACAGTTCGTTCACAGCAACAGCAAGCATCCGTTGCTCCAATCCCACCTGAGCTACAAGAAGCATTAGATGCTGCAAGTCAGGGTGCAGAAGCAGCAGGAATTGAGTCAGAGGCCCCAGCAGAAGGGCAAGAGCAATAATGTCTGATGAATCAATTGACATTGTAACTACGTCACTTGTTGCAGCTGGAGATCCTTGCTGGGAAGGCTACAAGCAAGTTGGTATGAAGAAGGGTAAAGACGGAAAAATGGTTCCTAACTGTGTTCCTGTCGATGCATCTGATGATTCTGATGACTCTGAGTTTGCAGCAAAGAAAAAGAGAACAATTTCTCAAACTCCAGCTCCAAAGAAAGATCAAGTTAAAGGTTCTAGCAAAAATAAAAAAGGATCTGCAGCTGGAACTCGTAAAATTAAGTTTTCTGTCGCTGTAGAAAAATCTTTAAAGAATAAAGTAGAGCAGCACAACGAAAAAGCAAAAGAAGGCCGTCGTGCAACTCTTGGAATGTTAAAAGCTGTCTACCGACGTGGTGCAGGTGCTTATTCAGTATCGCATCGACCAGGTATGACTCGCAATCAATGGGCAATGGGTAGAGTAAACGCATTTCTTAAGTTGTTGAAGTCTGGAAAACCATCTAACCCTGCGTACACAACAGATAACGATCTACTTCCAGCTAAGCACCCACGCTCAACAAAGAAATCAAACTCTATTGCAGCTTCAGCAGGTTTGGTTCCTGAAGAAAGCGATTTAGCAGAAGCGCTAATCGAGATTGCAGACAAATATGGAAAGTTCAATGAAGATGCCACAGGAATCTGGGCAGGATACACACCACCAGCAGAAAATGATGTCAAAGGAATCGGAGTCAAGTGCTCTTCATGTGTTTTATACATGGGTAACGGCCAATGCCGAATCATCGACATGGAAGTCGAAGACGAAGGTAAGTGTCGTTTCGCGGTTATTCCAGATGGCGTCGTTGATGTTGGAGTTCTCGAAGGTGAGAAGCTCGGAAACGAAATCCAATCCGAACAAGAGCTCGCAGAGCTAGCAGCTCAGTGGAGTTATCAACAAGAATTAGAAACATATTTAGGTTCTGAAGAGGACTATGAATCACCAGAGCAAGCAATTCTTGCTATGGCTGAATATTCTGGCTATGGATATGAAGCAGAGCACGCAATTCGTGCATCTTGGCTTCGTGGAGTTCGTAATGGAGAGAATCCATTTAAGAGAGCATCACTTTTAGCATCACTTGGAAAAGAAAGCCTTGATGCCGACCTACTTCCAATAGCAGAGGAAGAGTAATTGCTATATAACAAGATTTATAAATTTAGCTCAAGCGATAGAGTTCTTTCTACTCGTGAGCAAGCACGCATCATTCGTGTAGAAGCTCTTCAAATTTTAGAAAGCGTTAATGAGTTTGCCTCTACATCTCGACGTGTTAGTAAAAGAGCAGCTTATAAAGTAATTTCTCGTTCATTATCTAAAACTAGTGGACTTCCTTTTTCTATTCGCAAGCATCAAGCTTTTTCTGACCTATCAGATTACATTGCACTTGCAAAGCACAATAAGGTAAACGGCTTAACAGCTTTTAACACAGACCTTCTTCCAGTTTCACATCCACGTTCTACAAAACTAACAACAATGACTGCTTCTGCAATGCTAGAAGCTCAGATGCGCTGGGTTATTGATGATCCACGCATTACAGACGACAATGCTAAGACTCTTATTGCTTCAGCAATGATGTCTCATCCAGATTCTCCAGAGCACATGTACACAATGAAGCGTATCGAGCTTCTTCCACAAGGAACAGTTCCCCTAGAAGCACTTGTTGCTGCCTATGGTGATGGAAACTCTCGTGCCGCTCGTTCTGCTCGTGCAAAATTACAGCGCCGTGATCGTAAAGGTCGCTTCGCAGAGATGTTTGGGACATTCAAACTTATTCTTGGTCTTCGTGATGGCGGTAAAGCAAGTGCAACAGGTCGTATCTTGGGTCAGAACATTTTTAGCCCAGATCTTCTTGATATGGAACTCCCAGATGGTCGAATCGTAGCTGCACCAATCTCACAAGGCGAGCAGCCAGAAGCATTCCTTGATGATGTAAGCCCAGAAGCAAGAGAAAAAGGCTGGGTGCGTGCTTCAGACATGGATATTGATAACAATGCACCAGTTGTAGATGAAGGCAGTCTTGTGTTTATGGATGCACCTTCAGGATTTCGTGAAGATAAAACATATAAAGGTGCTGGAAAGAAATACACAGACGAAACTTTTGACGTAACTGTTTTTGATGGCCCAAGCCCACAAACTAGAGATCTTATCGATGCTGCAATTAAGCGTAGTCGTGAATTAGATGATGTAGAAGATCCTCGTCAGATTAAATTAGGTGAAGATGGAAAGCTTTGGGATCCAGATCGTAAACTTTTTGCTGTAAATAAGCGTGGAGAAAAAACTCAGTTTGCTTTTGCACAAAACTGGAAAGATGCTTTAGCAGAGATCACTCGTAAAGAAAAGCTTGACACAGACCAAGAGCAATTTGAGCAAGGTGAAGAAGAAGAGACCACTCCACTTTCAGATGAACTTAAAGGCGCTCCAAAAAAGCCAAGTAAGAAAGATGAAAAACCAAAAGCAGATTTAGATGCTTTCAAATATAACGTTCCAAAAGGTTCTATTAAGCTAGACCCTAACGAAGAGTATGTTCCTGAAGGCGATGAAGATGATCCAGCAAAGCTTGCTGCAATGCATCGTATTGATGAACTTGACGATGCACTTATCGATGCTCTCGAGCCAGTAAATGAAAAGACTCCAGCTACAGGCTTAGGACGTCTTACAGATGAAAATGGCGAAGAGTATGAAGTTCCTGCAGAAGCAATTATTAGCGCTATCAATGAGCAAGGTGAAGATGCAGAAGCATCTCTTGCAAAAGCATATGACGCAATTAATGGCAACACAGAAAACCAAGATGCACTTGCTGATAAGCGTGGGGTCGATAGAAAAGCTAAAGCAGCCGAGCCAAAAGAGCTTGATGAAATTTTTGATGAAGTAGTTTCAAAAGAGCCAGAAAAACCTATTGCAGAAATTCCTACAGAAGAAGGTATTGAAGAAGCTGTTGATGAAAATCAAGAAATGCTTGATGCTCTTAATCAGATCCCTGCTTTAGAAGGTCTCTCAACAGCAGAAAAACAGTCGATCATTGATAATGATAGTTATCTACCGTTTATTCCTAAAAATGAAGATATTGATTTCCCTGAAGGAATGTACAAGCCTTTAGAGTCTTCAAAAGCAGATCAAGAAGAAGCCGTAGCGCTAGCTGCAAACAGAACATTCTCAGACGATGAGCTTATGGAAAATTTGCAAGATGCTGTTAAAAATGGTGGGAACTCAGACGTACTTGTCATGGATGAAAATGGCGAACTTGTACCATCTCCAGTATCTGCAGAAGCTTGGCGCGATGCTCTTGCATTAAGAGGGCAAGATGCAAATAGAGTTCTTAAGGACATTGCCGATGGCTTATTAGATTTGAAAAAAGAAAAGAAAGAAGCTGAAAGTCGTGCTCGTAAAAGGCAAAAAGAAGCTGCTAAAAAATCACAAGACCGTAGAGATAAACTACGCAAAGATTTAGGAATAACTCCAGACAGTTGGAATGATAGTGACATTATTCGTCCAATAGATCAGGTTCAAAATCTTTTTGGCAACGACCCTGACTATAAAAAAGATATTGACGATCTTGTTGAGTCATATAAATCATTCTTAGAAGGAAAAGATTTAAATAAATACGACGATGCAGAAGCTGGATTAAGAGAATTTAAAGAAGCCGTTGACAGTACAACTGCAGATGATGAAAAATATAAAAAACTTGTAGATGCAGTTAAAGAAGCTATTGATGATTCTTTAGAATCTATTGATAGATGGAGAGAGATAAACCCAACACCTTTTGAAGACGATAAGCCTAAAGAGGATAAGGTCTCTCTTCCAGAATCTCTTCCCGAAGGATGGGAGGCTGTAGATGGTGCAAATAATCAGATGGCTGTTGATAAAGCAACAGGAGATATCATCGGATATCTTGATAGAGAAGGCTCAAAACCTCACTGGTACATCGTAACTGGTTTAGATGACTCAACTCCAGAATTTGCTAGTTTTGATGATGCTGTTAAGTATTGGAACGACAATTATAAAGACAAAGAACGTGTCTACCCTGAAGGAACTCCAGCAGGTGAGTATGACGCAACCGAACAAGGTAAAACTCCTGAAGAAATTCTTGAAGAGGAAGAAAAAGAAGACGCTGGCGTTCCTCCAACAGTTCCTCCCGCTGAAGAAAAACCAACTGATGAAGAGCCTCCAAAGAGAGTAATCACTTACAAGCGTTCTGGAAAACGCACACTGCTTCGTGCTGGTAAGGGTGGAGCATTTAAAGATAAAGAAATTGCAGATTTCTTAGCAGAGAATGGTTTTAGTTGGTCAGATACTGTAGAGCGTGACGGTAAAACTCTTAATGTAAAAGCACAGACTGCTTTGCAAGAAGATGAAGAGTTTAAAGCTTTTGCTCGTGAGCTTCGTGATCGTTTCAACATTGATCTACAACCTAGACCAGCTACAGCTGTCTCACCTGCTCAAGAGCCAATTGACATCGATGCTCCAGCCCCAGAGAAACCAGAAGAAGCTCCTACACCAGAAGTTATTGAACCAACACCGACTCCAGAAGAAGTAACTCCAACTCCTACCACCGAGCCTGAAGAAGTTACACCAGAAGTAGTAGAGCCAACTCCAGAAACTCCTGAAGTGGAACCTACACCTGAGGAAACTCCAACGGAAGTAGAACCTACTCCTGAAGTAGCTCCTAGAACAGAAGAAGAGCAAAATTTTGTAAGAAAGACATTAGCTCTTATGTACGAGCAAATTGGAAAAGCTCTTGCTCTTGCTCAAGCAGATAAGGGTATTTCTGCACTTGAAGGACTTTCAGACAAGCAGCTCTTCGATCTATTTGGACCTTTCAATGTATTAAAGCTTAACGAATTAATTAAGAGAGCTATGGAAGGCAATAAAGAAAGCCTTTATGGAAATCGTAAAGATATGATCTCTAAGTTAATGTGGTTTAAGTTTGGTGCTGGTTTTAAGCGTGACGAATCTCCTTATATTCAAAAGTCAATGGATGAGTTTGAAAATAGCTTGATGCGTACCTCTACAAAAGATTTAGAACTTCTACTCGATCTTTATTATGACGAGATGGACGCAAAAATTGCTGAACAAAATGAAAAGGAAGAGCGTAGGAAAAAGCTTAAGGAAGCAAGAGATAAGCGTCGTAAAGAAATTGAAGACAGAATTATTGAAGAGGCAGAAGATAAGCCAGTAGTAGAACCTACTCCAGAACCCGAACCAGAACCAACTCCAGAACCTACTCCAGAAGAAGTTGCAGAAGCTGAAAGAAAACGCATCCTCGATGAAATTCGTGCACGGAAAAAGAGAGAGCGTGAAGACAAGCTTATTGAAGAAGATAAGAAGGCTAAGGAAAAGGAGAAGGAGGAGCCAACCCCTGAAACTCCAGAAGCAACAACTCCAGAAGCCTCAAAGCCAATCAAAACTTCAGTCCGTGGTGCAGATCTTCAACCAGGTGATGTTCTTGCTAAAGACTTCTTTACAGTTACAAATGTTGAAGGTGGATACAAGAAGCCTATTAAGGGTGAAGAGGTTCCAGCTTCTCGTGTAAGTGGTTACTACCCAGGCTCTGTAGAACAATCAAGCAAGCTTTGGGCAGATGACACGATGTTTGAAGTTTATCGTGGTGTAACTCCTCCAGAAAAGGGAGACTTACCAGAGCTTCGTCAACCACGAAAAGAAGATTTTACAGATAGAAAAGATTACATTAAGGCTCGAGAAGAGTACGACAAGGAGCTCGAGCGTCGTAAATCAACGTGGACTGTTCCAGAAGCAGAAGTAGCTCCAGAGCCAGCTCCAAAGCCTAAGACTGGCGCACACGTTATTACAGATGTTGCCAGAAATCTTCAACCTAACGATATTGCATTTACTCGCAATGAAACTACTGGAGATCCAGAACAGTTCTTTGTTATTACTGAAGTTGTTGAAGGCACTAAGGAATATACACGTCCAGACAACGGCAAGATTGAAAAGAAGACAACAGTTCGTGGTTTTTATCCAGGACATGAAATGCAGGAAAATGATTGGAACGAAGAGACTCCTATTGAAGTTATTCGTGGTGAATCAGCAGAAAACATGCCAAAGGCTGGAGATAAGCCAGCAATTGAAAGAATTGCAAATGGAACTCTTAAGGGCAAGGCTTACCAAGAAAAGCGTGCAGAGATTGTTGCTGCTCGTAAAGAAGCAGGAAAAGATTACAAGCCATCTATTACTGCAGAAGATATTCCTGCAGTCCGTGTAGATAAGCCAAGATATCGCCCTGATCGTCCAGCATTTACAGGCTCTGCTGCAGAGCTAGGAAAGCTAAACGATGGTGCTGCAATTTCTGAAGCCTTAAAGGGCAAGCGTGTTGTAATCATGGACTTTGAAACTGTTGGTACTGGTCGTTTTGATCACGATGATCCAGACGCTCCAATTCAGATTGCTGGTGCAGTCTATGAAAATGGAGAAAAGATAGATGAGATAAATCTATTTATAAATCCTGGCGTTCCTCTTGATAATTTCTATCGCACTCTAGATGATCATAAGACACCTTATCTTGATGAAAATGGTAATCCTGCAATAAATCCAGCCAAGCTTTTAAAGAGCGGGGATCAAGATGTTACAGATGAATGGCTTGCAACTCAGCCAAGCATTGGGGAGCAGTTAAAGGCATTTGCAGACTGGGCTGGACCAGATTCAATTTGGGTAGCTCACAATGCTGAATTTGATGTTAATACATTTGAAAAGTGGGCTGCAAAGACAGGTGTTGATTACGAAATTAGTGGTGTAATCGATACTCGAGGTCTTGCACGATCACTGTATGGAAATAAAGGAAATGCATTAGGTCAACTTGCTAAGAAGTTTGAAATTGAGGTATCTGAAGAAGATCTACATAATGCAGCTACAGATATTCGTGTTCTAAAGCCAATCTTAGATCGACTTCTTTCAGAAATGAAGCCAGACAATCCTCAGTTTGACACTGCTGCTCGTGCAGAAGAGTACAAAGCAAAGCTTGATAAATACAATCGTGACATGGCTGCTTGGAAGGCTCAAGAAGCAGCTGACAATGTAAAGACAAAACCAGAGTTTGGACCTGAAGGATCTACAGATCAGGTGGGCAACTACTCTCACGTCTCTGTCTTTGGAGATGAAATTAATGAAGCATGGATGCTTGACGATGACAATACTTACGCTGTAAACGGAGGCTCATCTGTACTTGTTGATGAGTTAAGAGTCGGTGACTTTATTGAAGGTCGTGGCGGTTATGTAGAAATTATTGACATTCAAGTTGACCCAGAGAACTCTGAAAAACTTATTGTCTATCGCAAGAGCCCTAGCACAGGGGAAGTTTATGTAGATCGTGTTGAAGATAGTGCAACTCCAGGCGTTGGTTGGGCTAGAACTCGTGAAATTAAGTATGGTGAAGTTCGTCGTCGTCACTCAACTGTAGGCAAGACAGAAGCTGAAGTTAAATCAACGCTTCCTAAGCCAACTCCTGATAATCCAACACCACAAGTTGAGCCAGAATCAGCTCCAGTTAAGGGCGAAGAAGTTACAGACGAGCAAGCAACTAAGGTTATTAGTGATGCTATTGAAACTATTACTTCTGGATCTAAATCAGACAGCACAGTTGCCGACGCTGTTAAGGATCTTAATGTTGATGAAACTATTAAGTCTCAGATTATTGACCGTGAAGGTGGATCTTCTTACCATCTAGATGCAAACGGTGTCCCACTTAAAGTTGGAGATAGAGTTAGAAATATTAAGAATGGCAGAACTGGAACTGTCAGAACTCTTACGGAAGAGTTTGGAAAAGATAAGCGTAAGAATTACCTCAAGGTTAAGTTTGATGATGCCGCAAAGCGTGAAAATGCTGCAGCTGGTAGCTTAGAAATTATTAGAGAAGATGATGGAGATTCAATTCTTTCTCCACAGCCAACCCCTGCAGACATGGGAATGGCTATTCCAGAAGAAGCAACAACTAGAGGACTTGTAGCATCACGAATTGATCCTACAGATCTTAAAGTTGGAGATAGATTAGATATCTCTGGTAAGACAAGAGTCACTGCTGTAAGAGTTGGCGATAACGATGTTTCTGTTGGTACAAAAACTAGAGGATCTAGAGGAGGAGGATTTGCATCCTTCCCTAAAACAGAGAAGGTAAGGGTTTGGAGAAAACCTGAAGATACTCCAGATATTCCAATGGGAATGGCACTTCCAGATATGGGAGCTGAAGTCTATGACATGGCACCACTTTCTGAAGAAGGCTCTGCTGTCCCTAACGCTCTTCCAGAAGATAACTACGAATATGCAGGAGAAAAATTCCCTCCTACAGCTGAGCAACGCAATGTAATTACAGCAATTATGACTGGTGATAACGTCGTTGTTCGTGCCCTAGCTGGTACAGGTAAAACAAGTACACTCACACTTGCTGCTCGTCGACTTCTTGAGGAACAACCTAAGAAAAAGATTGTTTATATTGCATTTAACAAAACAGTACAGATGGAAGCAGAAGGCAAGATGCCTAAAAATGTTGAATCACGCACAGGTGACTCAATTGCTTTCCAAGGTGTAAGCGATGATATTCGTCAAAAATTCTTAAATCAAAAAGGCAAGACTGCAAACATGAAGCTTCGTGCTGAAGATATTGCAGACGAGCTTGGGATTAAACCAACTGGTGTAAAACTAAAGGGAGTTGAAGTAAGTCTTTCTTCACGAGAGATCCCAGCAATTATTAAGCAAGCAGTTAACAACTTTGCAATTAGTGCAGATGATGAGCTTGGTTCTAAGCATTTTACAGAAGAGCTTGATGAAGTTCCTCGCTCATTTGTAGAGTATGCAAATGCTTATTGGGACGATCTAAACAGTCCTGCAGGAGTATTTGGTATCAACAATGCTCATATTACAAAGATTTGGGCTCTAAGTAATCCAGATCTAGGTTCTGTCGGTTCTGGAATGAAGACTCCAGCAGATGTAATCTTCTTTGATGAGGCTCAAGACATCAACCCAGTTATTGCAAAGGTTATTGCCGATCAAAGTATTCAAAAAGTTTATGTTGGAGATGGAAACCAAGCAATCTATGCATTCCGTGGAGCAGAAGACCAGTTAGATAATACAACCGCTAAGTTTGACCTACCACTTACTCAGTCTTTTAGATTTGGACCAGAAATTGCTGGTATGGCAAATAGATTCCTTGCTCAGCTTGGCTCTAAATATCGTGTTGAAGGTTCTGGACCAAAAGGTGAAGTAGTAGATGGAATGGAAGATCCAGATGTTGTAATCACCAGAACAAACTCTGGTGGATTTCGAGCAATGATTGAACTTCTTGATGCTGGCAAAGTTGTTGGTATCACAAAGGGAACAAAAGATGAGTTAGAAAGCCTTGTTAATAGCGCTTCATGGCTTATCGGAGACCAAACAAAGTTTAAGAAGCCAACAATGCACCCAGACCTTGCAGAATTTAAAAATTGGTCTGAGGTAAAAGAAGCTGTTGAAAAGGGCGAAGGTAGAAAAGTAAAAGCCCTATATGATTTAGTTGTACAAAATGGAATTGGATCTATTAAAGATATTCTTAGCAGAGTAAAAATTGCTACACCTGAGTCTGAAAAGAAAGATCTCAAGCCATCATCTGATTTTAAGAAGGTTACTTTAGATCAAGCTGAAGATGGAGCTAAGGGTTCTATTGGAAATGGAATTAATTATGAAGTTAAAGGAACTGCAGTCCGTCTTTCTGGCAATGGAACATTCAAGGGTAAAGATGTTATTAAAGAGCAAAAGTTCCGCTGGGACCCAGCAGGAAAGCAGTGGTACAAGGAAGTTGAAGACGATCTAGACCGTCAAAAAGCTATCAATGATCTTCGCAGAGCTGTTGGTGGTTTTGCACCTGACGCAGGTGAAGAAGAAGCTGAAATTGATGTCATTGTAACTACTGCACATAAGTCAAAAGGCTTACAGTGGAATAACGTTCGTATCTTTGATGACTTCTGGGGACCTCGTACAAACAAGAAGACTGGCGAACTTGAAATGCCAGTAGATGAAGAACTCCGTCTTGCTTATGTTGCACTTACTCGTGCACAGAAAAAGTTAGATCCAGGTCCACTTAATTGGATTAAGGAATACACTGAAGATGAAGACGAGTCTCCAAAGAAGCCAACTGCTGTAGAAACACAGATGGGAATGGCTCTTCCTACTGAAAACGTAACTGAAGAGCAATTTAATGAAAGTACCGTCAAGACATCTGAAAAAATTGATCCAGCAACTGAAAAAGTTGCCAACGCAATTATTGAAGCAATAGAAAGAGGAACTGTCCCATGGCAGAAGCCTTGGACTGGTGGAGGATTCCTCCCAACTAGCGTTGCCACAGGTAAAACATATGAAGGATCAAACATCCTTGTTCTCTGGGCAGCTATGGATAAAAATGGTTGGACAGACAATCGATTCCTTACATACAAGCAAGCTGAAAAGCTTGGTGGAAATATTCGCCGTGGTGAAAAGGGAACTCAAGTTATTCACTGGCAGCCAGTGTTTAAAGAAGTCGAAAAGCCAGATGGAACAAAAGAAAAAGTTTTTGTTTATCGACCACCTAAAGTTATTACATTATTTAATGCCGAGCAAGCAGACAACATTAATCTTCCAGCAATTGTAAAGGGAGAGCCAATTCCAGTTACGGAAGGCGAAACAGCAATTCTTGAAGCATACAAAGATAGACCACAAATTTTGTTTGTAGCTCAAGATCAAGCTTTCTATAGCCCTACAGAAGATATTATTAAACTTCCACAACGTGAGCAGTTCAAGTCCGATCAATCATTCTTTGAAACTATTGTTCATGAATTAGCACACAGCACTGGACACAAATCACGTTTGGATAGAACAGAACTTCTAGATAACTATGGAAAGCATTTAGAAAGCCGTGGTGAAGAAGAGCTCATTGCAGAAATCACCGTTGCACTTGTTGCAGCTCGTCTTGGTATAAAAATTGACTTTGAAAATGTTGCCGCATATGCCAAGTCTTGGCTACCAGCTGTAAAAAATAATCCACAGATGATTGTTAAGGCAGCAAAGCAAGCTCAGAAAGCTACCGATCATATGCTTGGAAAGCAAGAAGAGCCAGAAGCCCCTGTTGATGAAGAAGGTAACCCGATTGGCAGCGGAGTTGGCAGTGAAGGCAAGACTGGAGAAGAGATTGCCGCAGAAAAAGAAGCTGAATCTGAAAACAATGATGAAAGGACTGTATAATGGTTACTAAGTCAGACAAAGAAAAATATGCCGAGCTTGTTGCTACAGCGTATAAAAAACTGATGGATATTGCCGAGGCAGACCCTAATGCCGAGTCATACGATGAAGACGAAATGGAGGACCTATGAAGATCTCTGCTGCTAAAGAGTATCCTAAAGAAGGTATCTCATTAATCTACTCAAATGGCGATAACGTTATAACTCAAGAAATTTTCTACACCGAAGACTTCGGTATTTACACTCGTATTGATGGTCGCTGGAGACTTTTATCCTCTAACGATCAAAGTCTGAATAACTTAGCTGTTATGGACATTCTTCCAGAAGACTACAAGATAGTTACAGAGATGTTTGATAACGCAAACACGACTGGAATTCCTTTAACATACGATAATGTTAAAAAATATGAAGTAGCTTATTCTTTTGAAACTAAGGCAATGACAGCAGCTGTTCAGACATCTGAAGGATGCCCTCCAGCTACTCAAGACATTGCTATTAACCTCGATAACCGCAAGAACGCTATCGACACTGCTATGTATGGACCTCTTAATCCTTTAGAGCCTAACGATGAGTATTGGAAAGCAATTGCGGACGAATGGTCTGTCGATAAAGAGACTGCAAAGAAACAACTTTGCGGCAATTGCGCTGTATTTATTCAGACCCCAAAGATGCTTGATTGTATTGCTTCTGGGCTTGGTAATGAAGAAGGTAACGATGCTTGGGGCTCAATCGAAGCTGGAGATTTAGGGTATTGTGAAGCATTCGACTTTAAATGCGCTGCATCCCGCACCTGTCGTGCATGGGTAGCTGGCGGACCAGTAACAGAGGAGAGTAGATAATGGATTACATTGGTCGTAATGGGTCTAGATTCCTCTTCGTCTCCGACACTCTTGGCGCTGTAGTGGATGAGTCAAAAAACCTTGTTGTTGCTTTAGATGTTAAAGAACCTCTTATTGCAGCAGCTAATTGGGACTCAGAAAGTAATCGTCCAAGTGGGCCATCTGTAGAACTTGCAGCAGCAGCTCTTACCGATTTAGATATTAAAGTTTTTTCAAATAATGATCGTATGTATACAATTCCAGACTCTGTAAAAGCAGAGGCAAAACGTGGTCTTGAATGGCGTAAAGAAGAAAACCGTGGCGGTACTTCTGTAGGTCTTAATACTGCTCGCACACTTGCTCGTGGTGGACAAATTGGTATTCGCAAGGTTCGTCATATTGCAAAATATTTTCCACGTCATGAAGTAGATAAAAAAGGAACTGGCTATAAGCCGGGACAAAAGAATTATCCATCAAATGGTCGCATCGCTTGGGCTCTTTGGGGTGGAGATGCTGCTCGATCATGGGCAACAGCAATTGTAGAACGTGAAAATAAAAAAGCTAAGTCAAACTCGCTAATTGCTACTGGATTAGATCCTATGGATTTTGAAATGCCAAAGAGAGTTAATTACGACTCTTTTATTGTCTCTAAAACAATGCCTGAAGACAATGTAATTGAGTTTTTTGCCCGTATTCGTTTAGATGGATCTGGTATTGACCGCCTATATCGAATTGAACCAGCTGGTCACATTTATGTTTGGGACGATGGCGACTGGGATGACATGGGTATGCCAGATGCCGATATGTCAATGTACGACAAGGTTCTTGACGACCCTAGCAACTTAGTACCTTGCGGACACGTTCCAGTAGATACAGAAACTGCACTTTTTATTGCTGCACTTTTAGATAACGAACCTTTTATTGCACATAAAATAGATAAGCTATATCCAGAAGAAAACAAAATTTATGAAGATGCTTACCCAGGTCTTGACATGGATTTATTAGATGATCTAGCTATTCAAGATGAAATGTCTGATTCATGGGATTTCTTTGATGACAGCTTAACTGCTGCAGGAGAAACTCCGAGCTCTGGTCAAGGTGATGGTGTTTATACTCCAGAAGAAAGATCAGAAAATGCTTCCGCTCAGTTGCGTGATAGAACAGGTAAATTTGCAAAGATGGGTGGCCGTGTAATAATCGGTGGTCGTCCTGAATATCAAGGAAACATTCGTGCTCTTGATGCTAAAACACAAACTGCTCAAGTAGAACTTGATAACGGAAATTTAATTAGTATTGCTGCAAATATGACAGAACCAGCTGAGTCATATGTTCCTATTCCTACTGCAGTTGCAGAAGGAGAGTTAGATACCTCAGGAATTCTTGGTGAGCCTCGTACTCCTATGGACTCTCCAATTCGTATGCCTGGAACTCTTCCACCACTTAACGCAGCAAACTTAAATACTATGCTTACCAACTATCCACAATGGGTAGCTGATCAAAGACTTTCTCCAGATCCTCAACCAACACAAACTCCTAGCGGATCTAATTTAAAAACAACACCTCAAAGCTCGACACCTCAGCAACCACAGGGTGTAGAAAAAGAAGTTGCAGCAGATAATCCTTTATATAAGTATTATCCAGAAAAATTTACAAACTGGACTAAGGAAGTAAATGCATACAACCTTCCTATTCTTCGCCCTTGGCTAGAGTCTGGCCCAGAAACTCGTCGTAAATATAATCCATTTGTAGATCCAGAAAAAACAAAAAAATTTACTGAAGAACGAGGAATTAAATCTCCAAAGCTTGATTCTAAGGGTCGTCCTATAAAGGCTTCTGCTGGTGAAGAAAAAGCAATGACACCTGAAACTTCAGATGTCCCTATTCTTCACATGGCTGTAGTTTCACCAGATGATCCACAAGCTGTTATGGATTTAGTTGCTTTAGTTCCAGCATCAAATAAAACAATTCAACCAACTACATTTACTCGTAAAAAGGGTAAGTGGGTACATGATCCTCAATTATTGACAGATCTTCGTAGTGCAACTCCGCCGCCTGTAGTTGTTTTAGATGACGCAACTCTTGTTGATGTTTTAGAGCAGGTGGACAGTAAGGGAATTACTGCTGCTGGCGGACTTGATCGCAATCGTGGTCAAGCAGAGAAGCTTCGTCGTTATTGGTTATATGGCAAGGGTGCAGCCAAGATTCGTTGGAGAACTCCAGGAGATTGGACACGTTGCTATCGTCAACTAGCCAAGTACATGGGACCTCGTGCTAAGGGCTATTGCGCCCTTCGTCACAGAGAGGCAAATGGCTACTGGCCAGGAGATAAGAAGAATCGTGAGATGGCTTCTTTTAGCGTTAATACTTTACATAATTACGATGAACTTTTGAGCACTTTTATTCTTCGTGCAAAAGCAGCAGATGCTAGAGCGAGAGTTATGACTGCTGGTGGAGACATGGAAGATCAAAATGGATCAGAGTTCTTTATCCCTCTAGTAATCCCTGAAGAGGTAGAGTCTGGAGACGGAAGAATTATTGAAAAGGGAGCTCTCTCTGTAAGAGACCTTCCACTTCCACTTTTGTGGCAAATTCAAACGGGAGAAGGCCATAATGGTTCTGTCGTTGTAGGAAAAATTGTTGAGATGGACCGTACCGACAATGGTATTGGTAATGCTCGTGGTTATTTTGATAAAGGTTCATATGGACAAGAAGCTGAACGACTAGTTCGCGGCGGTTTCATTCGTGGAGTTTCGGCAGATCTCGATCAATTTGAGGGTGACGAAGAGGTTCCAGAGGTCAAAGAAGGCTCTGACACCAAGGTAGAAAGCGGTAAAATAAAGATCAAGAAAGCACGAGTCATGGCTGTGACTTTGGTGCCGAAGCCAGCTTTCCAAGAATGCTCAATTCAACTCGCCGATGAGCTCGGCGGAGAAGAGGAAGAAGTGAATATCCCTGACGGCGTATATGTCGAAGGAGTAAACCCTCTCGATGCTTCGGCGCTTGTTGCTTGCGGAATGATCGCAGGTGCAATTCCAGTTAACCCACCAAAGGAGTGGTTTAACAATCCAAAATTAAGTGGAGCGACACCACTAACTGTTGACGACGATGGTCGTGTATATGGCCACATTGCTGCATGGCATGTAGATCATATTGGTATGAGTATGGGGACAAAACCTCCACGCAGTCGTAGCGGTTACGCATATTTCCACACAGGTGTAGTTCGTACAGATGATGGTACTGATGTACCAGTAGGGCAGTTAACTCTTGCGGGGGGACACGCATCGCTGGAAGCATCAGCATCTGAAGCAGTCCGTCATTATGACGATACAGCATCAGCAATTGCAGATGTACATGCTGGAGAAGATGCCTATGGTATCTGGGTAGCTGGATCAGTTCGTCCAGGATCTACTCCAGAACAAATTCGTGCACTTCGTGCATCAGCACCTTCAGGTGACTGGCGTCCAATTAAGAATTCTTTAGAACTCGTGGCAGTTTGCCAAGTAAATGTTCCAGGATTCCCAATTGCTCGTGCTCGTGTTGCATCAGGTTCAGTGATGGCACTAGTTGCTGCTGGAGCTCAAGTACTTGCACAGTTAAAGAGCGATCCTCTTCTAGAAATGAAGAATCGTATTGAAGCTTTAGAACAACCACAAAAGGAAGCATTAATTGCTTCAGCTAATGATGCTCGTGCTCGTATTCAGGCTTTTCAAAACGAACAATTAGAGCAAAAGAAAGCTTTAATTGCTGCAAAAGTAGCAAAGGTAAAGCAAGACACAGATCTTGATTATGACTACATGCTTGAAATGTTTGACGATAATCCAGAAAATGAAATGACTGTTATTTCTCGTAAAGTTCGTATGCGTTTGGCGGAAGAAGGAAAAGCACTTCCAGACGGTTCATATCCAATCCGAAATGCACAAGACCTAAAGAACGCTATCCGTGCTTATGGCCGCTCAAAGCCAGGAAGCCGTGGCAAGGTAAAACGCCATATTATGAAGCGTGCTATTGGCCTTAATAAAGAAGAGATCATTCCAGAGAACTGGAAGGGCGCAGCTACAGACCTTGATGACATTGTTGCTACTATGAAAACTAGAGCAACTTTTGCTGCAGCTTCTCTAAATTATGAGTTTTCTGCCAATTCAGAAGCAGTTTTTTCTAAAAAAGAATTTGCTGAAAATGATGTAGAAGAAGAAATTGTTGATCTAACAGATGAAGAAATTGAAGCTTTAAAGCAAGAAGCAAAAGCTCGTAAAGATCAAGAAAATGATGGTATCTCTCGTGATGAAGATGGCCGTGCTAAATACACACCTGAAACTCAACCTCGTGACGCCTCAGGCAAGTTCCGTCAAGTACTAGCCCGTATTAAGCAGGACCTTGGAACATCTGGTTTGGATCGTGTTCTAGACAAGATTGAAGAGGCTGAAAACTTTGATAGCACTGGCGATTACGCTGGAGCAGCCAAAGCAGCAGGAGATTTACTCTCAATTATTGACCGTTTGGACACTGGAGCGCTAAATGCTGAAGCTTTAGAGAACGTCCGAATTAGCGCTGGAGAGCTTGGAAAGGTTATCGCTAACCTCCCATTTGCCTTCGGTGAAGAATCTCAAAAGATCCGTTTCTCAGATGTCCCGCCAGCACTTAGGGACCTTATGGAGGACATGATTACCCGTGTAGAGGACAAGATTGGTCAGGAAGACGCCGATATTGCTACAGAGGACCTAAAGAAATTCATCTCAGGAAGTGAGCTCTACAACCAGTCAGAGATCTCCTCCCAGATGGCAAAGCTTCTTCGCTTACTTACCTAAGTAGAAGATAATCGTACAAATAACAACATAAAAAATAATGTACTATATAAATCAGGTGGAGTGCCTCCACGCATCTATTGCGTTTGTGAGTCCCTCGGCCTCGACTGATAAGCGAGACGAGAAGCCTTAACACCTTCTTGTCGTAACTGGCCCGGAGGAGGGACAGTAGTGGACCAAATTAAAGATATGTTTGATCAACTAGCTGAGCTAGGTGACGATCAAGTCACTGACCTTCAGAATAAGATCATCAAAGAATTTGAGTCTGTGGAAAAAGAAGATCCTACTCCGCAATCAGTTGACGCAATGTCGTCATTAGCCGACATGCTTGACACCGTTCGTGGTGAATTCAA